GTCAACAATTGGCTTCTGTCATGGGTCAGAATACCGATATGAAATTGGCTGATTTTTCTGCACCACTAGTATCTGTGGTTAATAACCTAAACTCACTCAATAAATCCACAACAACCGGCAAATCATCATTACCTGCTGTTCGTAATCTGGAAGACACCTTCCAACGAATGATTATGAATTCAACACGGGTAGTATAAACAAAAAACCCCGCACATGGCGGGGTCTAAACTTTTATTAAAAGAGTTTAATCTTCTTCGGCCAACTTGCTGAAGTATGCCATATCATCGTCATCTGTGCCAGCAAGATCAACTGGTGCCTTTTTAGGTGCAGCCTTTGCTTGTTCCACAGTTGTACGAGCTCTTGGACCACCATCTTCATCACTAGTAGTAGTAACGCCTAGGACTTTATCAAGTCTGGTCTTCAAAACATCATATGGTTTGAATTCTTTGTCAGCAACCAACTCCAATAATGAAGCTTGGGACTTCCAAATCTTTTCAAGTGCGTCATCATCATTCAACAATGGTGATGCAGATTCGAATTCAGACTTATCATAGTTTTGATAGCCTTCAACTTTACGAATCTTCAATTTGAAGTTAGCACCAGTCCACATATCAAATGGGTTGATTGCTGTTTCATCTTCAAACGCAGGGTTCATTGCCTCAGTAATCTTATCAAAGATTTTCTTACCGAACTTGAACAATTTAACTTGCCCTTCGTTCTCAGGATGCTTTGGATCACTTACGATGTACACGTTAGCAATGTAGTTGAGTTTACGCTTTTGTTTGCGTACAATCTCTTTGTTGGCTTCTACGCCAGAATTCCACAAACGATTGTTGTGTTCACACACGGGACATTGCTGATTCTTGGTTGTCAAGCAGTTGTCAATAAGCCAACCACCAGGACCTTGAAAGCCATGTGAGAAGATTTTGACCCATGGAAGGCCATCATCACCGTCTTGTGGAGATGCAGGAAGAAATCGGATGGTTGCCATGCCGTTACCTGCTTTGTCAACTTCTGGACGCCAGAAGTTATCTTTGTCAGATGCACCTTCGGTTGATGCATTGAGTTGTTCAATCGCCTTGGTTAGTTTGTCCAAATTACCAGACGATTTTTTGAGTTTAGAGAAATCTACCATAATTTACCTTTCGTATTAACGGAGTATAGTTGTATAAACGGATTATCCACATGATGCATTATATAACATTATTTAGGCGTTGTCAAAGCATAACCTTCAACATTGCCAAGGTGTTAGGCACATCCCTATGCCAGATTGCATGACCACCTGCTATACGCCAATCAGTAATGACAGTTTCCGTGTCATCAATGATGAGAGTGTCCTCTCTGGCATATTCTTTCTTTAGTTGTTTACCCGGTACAAAATTACGCTTGAATTTAATTCCGTGGGAGTCCAACCAAATCTCTTTTTGTTTTGAAATACTATCGTGTGAATCTGGACGAGCAGTAGATGATAGTATCTCTGTTGGCACTGGTGCATTGCGTAGAAACTCCAGTAATTCACCAGCGTGTGGCATCATTTCAAGTGTTGCAAAGTTTTGGCCTTGAATAAACTGATTGAACAGATTACCAAATTCTTTTTTGTTCCGAGTTTGATCTGGATTCACATTGAATAGTTTTTTGTAACGGCCAACAAAGTCGCATATTACACCATCCATGTCCAAATAGATGCAAGAAATTTTTAGTTTGCTCATATTATTTCCAATGAAAAGGACATTTAGCCTGTTTTTTCTCGGCTGTTGTTTTTTTGGCTCTCATCATTTTGGTTAAACCATTATGAAAGAAATATTTAAATGGTTTGACTTTAACTTTTTTAACATCATCAACCACCTCATGCCTCAACTCAACATCTTCATCGGTTAATGGTATGAATTTTGCAAGTGGACTACCAGCCTTAATCAATATCTCTTTGTTATTTTGGTGTCTATTAACCATCAAAAAAATATTCGTGGTGGTTTGATTGTAGAAATCTGTGATGCCTGGTGTTATTGAATAGTATTCCGAATTTACAGCAAAAACATTTTGCGTCATAAGAAATTTAATATCTCTATTGCAGGTAAATTCCCATGGAGATTCCAATTTAAAAATATGATATGGATCTAATGCTCCCGCAGATTGTTCACCTTCATGGTAACTAATTCGATTATCAGCCGAACCAATAGCATGAGCATTGGAATTGTCCATTACAATAGAATACTCTCCCCAAACCGGAAGAATGAAACCGTAGTTATTAAAATTATTAATACCATAACAAGATCGAATCGTTGATTGCTTTTCTGGAGCATTCTCCACAAATCGACTATTTCTTTTGTCTAATTTTTGATATTTGGATTCCAATGTTTTGTAATATGATGGATAGTTTTTATTGGCTTCCACAACCGGAAACATCTCCAACAATGTTGGATCATCCGTATATGCTGTCAATACTATCTTTTCTTTCTTAAACAGAAACATGTTCTTTCAAACTTTCTTTCAAAATCAATTTCAATTTGTCTTTGTCAAATTCAATGAACGGTGTGTACTTTTCAATTCTTCTTTTCCATGATGGCCAAACAACATCATCTGTTATTTTTTTAGACCACATAGGCAAGAAATTCATAATGTTATTAAGTATACACACCGTTTCAAAATTTATGGTGTTGTAAGTCAACTCTTTTAAGAGTAACGGATACTGACCATCTTCTACCACCAACATTTCATTTGGTGTTTGTGTTGCGTTGAGAAGACCTATTATATCTTGTTCGAATCTATAAGTCAAGCTCTGATTTCTTTTTTGCCATTGTTTGTATGTTTCTTCACCTTCCAGATTGGCAATCTCACCAATCCAATTAGATTCGGTAACAAGAAAGTTGGAGACATAAAAGTTCTTCAAGTCATCCAGTTTGTATTTACGGGATAACTTGTAGAATGTGTACTTATCTTTCCTGATGGCAAAGTTATCTCTGGTAACGTTGGTCTTACCGTGATACTTAAAATAATCGTAGCTATCAGTAGTAAAATGAAGTTTAATGGCATTATATAAAGCAAAGGCTGAGAATCCAGAACCTTCTTCAAGCGAAAAAATCATAACGGCAAAGATGCACTTCTTTTCAATAGGTTTAATTCTTGGGCTTCTTCACGAATCTTGGCCTTCAAAGCATTGGAGACCAATGATGATGCAACATCGACCTCCATGCCTGTTTGCTCACAATGGTGAATGATAGCATCCATGTGTGTGCCTCCCAAGGTGTATGACAACTTGGTAATCATTTCACTAAAATCATTAATCTCTGTTTTCGTAGGCACGATTATCCTTTTGTATAAAAAATGTGGTTGCCAATCTTCTTAACCATTCTGATATTGGTCCAACCGGGGTTTACATAGACTGCATGGTAGAACATTGCCTTGGCCTTGGCAAGCTCTCGGTGTAGTACCGATTCCGTTATTGCCCTTTTAGCAATGTATAGGCATTCTTCCCATGCATAGGTGTCTCTCACTGGACCTACATTCTCACAAGTCCATGAGAATTGGCAGGTTGAACCAGTTTTCTGGTAAACAACACCGCAAAAATCAGATGGATATTTCTTGCTGTTTGCACGATTGATGGTGACCTGTGCAACGGCCAATTTTCCTTCATGTGATTCTCTTGCTGCTTCATAGTAAATATTTTTTGCAATACAAAGAACCTGTTTGTTAATATCTGCACCAACTTGTTGATTGACTGAAGGTTCATATTGCTTGGCAGAAATGGGTATGCATAACGAGGTAAATACAATCAATAAAGTTTTTGACAACTTCATTTGTTCTCCTTGTGTGTGTTTGGGGTTAGACCCCAACCCTCAGGCCGATTTCTTGGTAACTTTTGGAGTTTCCATAGGAAGATTAGACACGAAACCATTCAAGGTTTGGGCCTTGCTAATAATTTCTATCTCTGAGGGAGTTTGTGGTAAAGCCGGATGTAGGGGTGGTGGTTCACCTTTGGCTTTTGCTGCGTCACATTGAGTGTTCCATTCTTGCGAAATTTTATCTCTTTGTGCGTTATACTCATCATATATCATATCTCTAGCCATTTTTAAAAGCTCAAGACGAATTTCAAAGGGTGTCATTGACATGGTTTTCTCCTGTGTGTAAAGTGTGGGGGTTTTTATTGGGAACCCATAACCCATTGACTATTTAGAATCCTACGGAAACTGTAAGCCCAACTGCACGGTCTTGAATATCTTGATAACTTTGGCTAACACCCAAACCAACAGATACTTGGACCAACCTTAACGCCAGCGTTTGCACCAACTAGACCATACTCATATGGTTTTGCACCGTTACCACCATTATCGAATCCAACACCAACAAATGGGTTGATACCGAAAACTGTCTTACCTGCGGTAAGTTCCAAACTATTGAACATAGATTGGTTATCATTGGTACGTGCATTACGATTTTGTAATCCAAGATTCAAACCACCTAATGTAGTACCAGCACGAACATATTGTGCGATACTTTGTTGGTTGCTTACTCGGTTAGTAACTTGGTCAACACCATACGAAACAAAACCACCGGCCTGTGCGGCTGCGGCGACTGCAATTAAACTTGCGATTGCGATTTTCTTCATTAAAACTCCTTAGTTAAAAAAATGGTTGGTTATTCTGTTACGAGGAAACCAACCGAAACCCTAAGTAAATGCGAACTTGAAAGTTTGCTTTTACTAAATACATTATATATCTTGGAGGATAATAATGCAATACTTTTTATACATCTGGTACGACAATTGCCGAAAAATGTTCTATGTTGGTATGCATGAAGGACAAATAACCGATGGTTATGTATCTTCATCCCGTTGGTTTAACGGAGAATATCAATATAGACCAAATGATTTCAAACGTAAAATTATCAAAACCTTTAATGATAGGAAGTCAGCCAGAAAAGAAGAGGTAAGACTACTTCGTATGATTAAAGAATCTGAGTTTGGTAAAAAATACTACAATCTCAAAAATGGTCGTAAGAAAGGTTCTATTCCTATAAACAAAGGTAAACCAATGTCAATTGAACAACGACAAAAACTTAGTTTAATTAAACTTGGAAAACCTTCTGCAAGAAAAGGCATTCCAAATAAAGTTAAAGTAGATTGTTTGGTTAATAAGGAACAACCTACAAATCCCCATTCGATTACCGTTTAAGCGGCAAGAGCGAAGCGGCTATCATTAGCTGCGTTTACTTTGATTTAGTTTTAACATCTTCTCTGATGAGCTGTCCACTTCTGTACTTGTTGCCCTGTCGAAACTATGCAGCCCCATCAAAAGTATACTGGTTTAGATTATGTGGATGTCCGTGATCCCTTAGTCATCTTCATTATCGCACGGCGCAGACCTCTATACTTTTGGTGGAGCTGGGGGGATTTGCACCCCCGTCCAGAACACTTTTCTAGTTGCTTCATACAACCATAACATCAATTATACAATAATTATGTATTTGTGTCAACCTGTTTTAGGTATTCTTTACAAGCTTCTACCCAAAGCTTGACTGTGATGTTGT